TTACGGACAGAGGGAAACCGTTTATAGTTACCCTTTTGAGCATAACAGAATTTTATACATTTATCCGCAAAGGGACAAGTCACTTTTCCCGTTTCACTTTTATAGGCGGGAATACTAAAATTGAATACTTTCTTTTTTAGATAGTTTCCCGTTTCTTTTATTTTGGTATTTTGTGTTAATAGATTCATTTTTTCTTTTTATTTATGTTTGTTTATAATAGTCCTCCTCAATATTGAAAGAGTGTAATTTTTCCTCCAATTCCTCAAGGCTTTCACTTTCATAATAGGTACGGTCTAATATTAGAGCAAATTTACCGTTTTTCCATTGTTCAATATACCCCCCGAATTCGTCACCGTGGAATTTATCCCAATCAAAACCCCGTTTTTTTTGGGGGTTTATACAATCATCAATTGAATGTTTGCCGTAATAAATTATGAATGCGGTTTGTGTTTCGTCTCCCGTATCATAAACCCATTTAATAAACTTATTGTAAGGGGAAATTTGCCTTTGCTTCCTTAATTGCTCTAAATTCATCTTGAAAGGGTTTTATTGATTCTGTCTATTTCTTCAATACTTTCATTAATTATTAAGTCATTGATAAAGTATTTTTGATTTTTGATTTTAACCCATATTAAAGAATTCAAGTTTAAGAATCTTTTTGCTTTGTTGATGTCGTCAACCTTTCGAGATAGTGCAACGTCTAAAACGGGTAATAAACCCTTTGAGATAGGGTTGAAACTTAAGCCAATACCTTTGTTTCCTTTTGTTACATTAGTGCGGGCGTTTATAATTCTACGCGAACCGTCTTTTTTGATAAATTCAGCAGTAAAGATTTTACCGCTAGTCATTTCATTAAGTAAATTTTGATAAGTCATTTTAATAGTTTTTAGAGATTAGTAATTAAATGAATGCTCTAATAAATTGAGCAATAATAAAAAGTAAAAACAAACCACAAAAAGCGGTTGTAAAGTAGTTCAGTAGTTTTAACAAATGTATCATTTTGATAGTTTTAATAGTTATTAATAGTCAAATGTAATAAAAATATTTGAGTAATTAACAAAATTGTAAAAAACTTTTATTCATATATAATTAAGGAACGCGCGCGAATAATAAAAACTTTTTTATTGTGCAAGCCTAAACACAGTTTTTTTTGGTTCAATAGTTTGCAAAGTTTACCGAATGAAACCGCAAAGAATATCAACCTTAATTGTATCGACAACAATTGTAGTTACAACAATTGTAGGTACAACAGTGAGAACCGAACCTACTGCGTTTAAGAACCTACTGCGTTTAAGAAGATCGGTTGACCTATTGCGTTTAAGAACCTACTGAGTTCAAGAAGATTATTTGTAAAATAATAACCTACTGCGTTTAATGACCCACTGCGTTTAAGAAACTGTAAAGTGTAAAGGGTTTACACTACCGAATAACATAACTCCCTTTGTTTGCATTTGCAAGGAAGTATTGAGCTGCATAACGTAAGCTATCCATATGGTGATTCCATTTATCTATTGGCCTTTCATTCCTACTGTGCCATACATAGTTGTTGAGTTCCTTTATAAGTTCTAAGGAATCTGGGTCAACAATCAAATCAAAATCCTGTATCAAAGCTATACCAGTTAATATACTACCTTGCCTCTTTATTGCAGGTTTTACATTACAATATATCTTAAGCTCTTGTAGCAACCTAGGCTCTGCTGAATCACAGATAATATCATCATCCTGGGCATACCTTCTATTCATCTCCCCTATCTCTTTTGTAGAAAGACCAACTTTGCAGTACATTGTCTTTAACCACNNAACCACATCTTCTTCCTATCCTTATCAATACCCACTTTAAGTAGAACCGTAGGATCTACAGAGAACCCAAAATCTTGACCATATACATAAGGGGTGTATTCGTTGAATGGTCCAATAGTCCAACGAGTGAATACAACACCATCAGCTTTATCTAACCAACCACCAAGTATCTGGTGATTATATTTATCCGGTCTTCGTCTACGAATCTCTTCTATCTGCATAAGGAATGAATCAGATAGATGCTCCATATTATCTTTGAATGTAGTGTGAATATAAGTTACGTTATCCTTCCAACCATTGTGTCCACCATTAACAGCTTTAGCAGCAAAGAACCTTTGATATATCCAGTGTTCCTTTGTAGTGGGGTTTAGTATAAGGATAACTCTATTAGGTTTATTCTTAGCCCTTACAGACTGATCTATCTTATCAAAAGTATCTTCATCAATAAGTTCCTCTGCCTCATCCAATACAAACGTTGTAATACCTTGTAGGGACTTCAGGGCAGCAGTTTGATTACCTGCTGAGGTCTTGATACCTTTGAAGATAATGGAGCTCCCTGTGGACATATTTAGTATCTCGTCTTTAGTTATCCTAAAGTGTTCAGAGATACCATACAACTCTATCTTTTCAATAAACTCTGGAATGATGGATGTAGAGGCTGAAGACATAGTGTACCTAGTGAATAGTATCTTATGACCTTGTTCCATCGTTAGAAGGGCTAGGAATGCCCCTACAGCAAATGACTTACCACTACCTCTACCACCAGTAACTACAAAGTATCTACTGTCGTTACCTAGGGCTTGATATTTAGGATTTAGTTGTGGTACTGACATTGTTCTTTCTGTTATTCTTCTCCTCTCTAAATCTCACTGGCTTAGTCTTACCATCCGGCATATACCTATAACCTAATATAGGGTTGATACCATAATCCCACCAATTGTCTGGCATATCATTGCTCATACACTTTTCAATATTTCTAGACATAATTCTTCAGGGATCTTACTTCTTTCATAATTATCCTTCATCCCTTGAGTTCCCTTACCTAGAGCTCCAGCTGCTTTCTTTGCTGAGTAGCCTCTTGGTTGTTTATCGTGATGACACTTTTCATTACCATTAAAACATTCAGGCCTTGGTTGCCATCCGTCAGGGTTCATTAAACTTCTGATATTGTTGCTCCATATATCTGTAGGCTTTGCTCTATTATCACCATATCTACAATACCAAACAGTAGTCCTTGGCAACCAATCCATAAAAGACTGCTTCCTAAGCATTCCCCTAGGATTCTCTATATACCAAAACTTAGGCTTTAATTGCCATATAATCTCTATAGTCTTTACAACCATTAAATCACTTTTCTTGGCAAAGTCACTCATTTCCTTATTGTGTGGTCTATGATGAGATATTGCAGCTACAGAATATGTTGTGCAGGGTGGGGATGCCCATATTATATCAGGTTTAAAAGGCACTTTGTTTATATCAAAGTCAAGTATGTCAACAGCATAATCAATCCCCTCAAAGTTATTTAAATCAGAACTAAATACTTCGTAACCTAAAGTTTCAGCTACCTTACCTATAGACCGACTACCTGCAAATAATTCCAATACTTTCATTCTTCTTCTGTAATATCAATTATATCAGGGTCATCATTCTGACTATCATCATCTTGATTACCCGCAAACAAGTTCTTAATATTTATATTCACTTTAGGTTTTCCTTCATTCATATCTTGATCCTCTGGTTTACCATATTTATATTCAAATAATAATTTAAGGTGAGGGAATGAATCCTTAGCTTTCTCTGCTAGTGATTCCCAGGCTGCTTCCTCAGACCCAAATACCTGCTTCATTGCGTTTAAAGCGTAGATGTTAACTCTATCCCTCTTGGCCTTGTTCATAGCACTAGGAGTAGCCATAACCTTCTTGACGGGCTTGTTTACTTTCTCACCTCTCTTCCTACCGTTGTTCTTTCTACCGTCAGTAGCTTTAACATACTTCCTTTCTTTAGGTTTCCTACCCATTATGTTTATTATATAAGAAGTTATATATGGACCATATTGCTATTGGCCATTCTTTTTGTGTGTATAGTCTCTCACCTATCCTCTTATCACCACCAAACTCAACCATAAGTTTAAACTTCACCCCAAGTTTATTACCATACTTAGCATCTTTAAACTCCACCGGTATAGGGTATATTTTATAACCCCTATCCATACACCATTTAGATGCATCAAGATTAATAACTGACTCAGGTATTCTAGACTTTTTGCTTGGCATACTTCTCCTCTTTTAGTGCGAATACATCTGACTTAACCCTGTTGGGTTCATACTTAGATAAAGAAGATCTTAGGAATAAAAACTTCCTTGCTAGTTCATTGTAATCCCCTAACAACACCTTGTATTTAGACTCATACAGTTCCTCAGTATCTTCAAAGCGAACATAACCTTTAGACTTATAACTAACCTCACAAACCTTTTCGTTTAGTTCTGCATATATATTTTGTATTCTATCTTCATAAGTAAGCCAACCCTCAAGCCTATTGATACCGTTTATAGTCACAGCGTGATCCCTATCAACTTCTTTACCTATTCTGTCTAAGGATAACTGAGGGAAGTGTACTCTACATAGCTTGTAGTACATAGCCCTAGCTTCTACATAGACAGTCTTCCTAGACTTCTTATTTAACTTTACTTTATAATAATCTTCTACAATTGCTCTTACTAATTCTTGTTCCATATTTGTTATTTATAAATTATACTTACTATCCAGTTCTAGGGCAATTAATTTTAATTCAGAATAGGTTTTGTAGTCTGCCTCATCTATAGCTTTCTTGATACCAGAACAAGCCTCGTAGTTCTCCAACTTCTCCTGGAACTTTAATTCCAAGTCTAGATCATAAACAGAGACTCCTTCTAATAAACTTAATATGGTGAGATAATAATACAAACCTTCTTCTTCTTTGAACTTCTTAGAGGACTCCCCTAATCGTGTAGTCATTCAACTTACTTCTTTTATCTATAAAGTATTCCTTATAGGTGTTAACGCACTGCTTGACTTTATTACCGCCAAGTTCTCTAGTCTCATCACTGAGTTCAAATATTCCTATATCACCAGTACCTTTCTCTATCACTACAAAGGTGAACTTAGTCACCCCGAAGAGCTCACAATAAATCCATCCTTGCATATCGTAATGCCAAAGGTATTTAGCAGTTCTCTCCCAACCATCTAACTTAGCTGTAGTCTTAAGATCAATAAGGTGACCATCCTTAAGGTAGTCAGCCTTACCCCTAAAAGGTAGACCATACAACTCACCTATTGCAGGTGTTTCTGCTGTACCTCCGGTGAAGAGTTCATTAGCGTGACTATTAAATCTAATAGCATTACAAAGTTCATTAGCCTTGTTGAGTTCACTAGTGAGCATAGTCTCTTTACCTTTACTTTTGGCTTCAGCCTGAGCTGCCTCAAACTTCTTTGTTCTTCTACTACCTATATTGACAAAGTCATATTTATCATTCAGCTTCTCTTCCTCCAGGACAACGGTATGTATTAGTCTACCCTCTCTTAGAGGAGGAGCGTCTGAATTAACTTCTTTTGTTTTATTGAAGTATGTCTTTGGTGACTTGTATAAATCTTTAGCTGATGAAGACGATAAAGCATTCTGACCTAAGTAGCCATAATAAAAGGAGTCATCATCCATTTGTTTAAGGATTTCATCTACACCCCAGTTCTTACCGTCAAATAGTTTTATTCTTTCCATATTATTTAGAAACTATTTTTCTATCATTTAATATATAATGTAGCCCTGCCTTACTCATACCAAAATGTTCTATAGTCTTTTTTCTTGAACGATTACATTTATTGTAATACTCAATAACCTCATTCTTATTGTACTTTATAGTCTGCCTACTAGCAAGATTGGCAATTCTCTTCCTTTCGGCTTTAGACCTATCCATCATATTATCTCTATTGGTTCCAATTGCAATGTTGTCAGAACTATTGTCAGATTTATCCCCATTCAAATGTCTAACGCAAATACCTTTTTGGTAAATGTCCTCACCATATTTTTGATACGCCTGGAGTCTGTGAGCAAATAGATATTTATTTTTGCCATCAACTTTTATAGATACACATAAATATCCTTTGATTTTATGTTTTAGTATATTATTTCTAACACCGCAAAACAAACCGTCTTCTGTAACCTTATAACCTCTTTGCTTGGCTATACGCTCTAAACCAGAGAATTTTAAATTGTTGTGAGTTTCCATACGACTAAGCTAATATTTTTTTTAGATATACACAATCATTTCTCAGTTAAATCTTTCTCATTCATATGAGCCTCTAGGATATATCCATCCAAGGGACTGATAACTGATATGGCTTTGTATATCTTTCTACTAACCGACTTAACCTTTTTCTTCTCTGTTACTGTTGAGTCTATACCTAAATTAGTATACATCCAAGCATCCTCTTTTAGGAGCTCATCAACTTTCCTTTTTGTCGACCAGGTCTTGTACCCCTGAATCTTCCGTATTCTTTCCTCTGTTATCATTTTCTATTTTTTCTATTTTGTATAAAGCTACCGCCAATGCTTGTTGAAGGATTTTGATATCCTTCTGCATCATTATTAATGTTGATTCTTTCATTTCAGCTTCTTTAGTTTCTCTATATATAAAGTAGCATCCATCAGTTCCTCTTGTAAATGATTAAGGAATTTATAGAATCCATCAGGGGAGTCGTAAAGGGTTGTGTTGTATTTGATTATCCCATCCCTACTCCTAACCTTATATTTGTTGATTACATTTTCAACTATAGGGTCTTTAGGTAAATGATTATACCCTGTTGAGTCTGTGGTCCATTCTCCAGACTCTATCATTTCATTATACTTTTTTACACTATCACTCATAACACTTCAGCATCAATCACCTCAAGTAAGGCAATCTCTTTATCTATTAAATTATTGTTTGCAAATTCTGTTGTAGCCTTAATCTTCTTAGTAAACCATTCTGGCTCAACGTTGTATAGATTCCATCGGTAAATACCCTCTGGAGTAGAATTAATATAGATAGGTATATCTAGATTGTCTTGGCATTTAAGTACCATAGCATCATACTTCTTCCTCTCTATAAGTAATGCATCAAAGTGCTTCTTCCTACACTTTAGTTCTATTCTGTGAAATGTAATCGGACTGTAACAATCCCATCTACTCATTTGACTTTTAGCCTTGACTAGATCAGGATAGTAATCTTTTCTTAGGTATTCGAAAAGCTGTTGTTCAATCAAGATATTCTTTATATAATCTTTCTAGTTTCTTTAATCTACCTTTAACACAACTACCACACCCACTAACTTCATCAGCAGTGTTAAACACTCTATTATAAATAACATAAAGTTCCTTTACCTTACCCGCTGTTATTGTTTTAGTCTCCCAACCCTTTTTAGAGAACATCTCGTGTAGGGCATCAAATTCATCTTCAGTGAAGCAATTAGGTTTATAGTAAGGGAATAAATGATTTAATTTACTCTTTCTCTCATCACAACCACAATCTTCCCCGGCAACAAACTTCACCAATTTCTTTACACCTGTAGCTTCAGTTATCTTCTCTACGGTATCCCCAAGACCTTTTGAATCTTTATTGTACCTAGAAATCCATTGTTTGTAGCGTTTAGTCCTCTTGTCCTTAGGCTTTGGAGGAATCTGTTCTTCATTACTCATATCTTATTATTTAAAAAATACATATACATATTAACTATTTCCCTAGAGGTTTTACCCTCTACATCTTCATACATAGCATTATACCAATCTATGAAGTCTAGCAATTCATCTTCCATTATTCTTTTTTATTAGTTCAAAATCACCATTAAGATAATCCTCAAAGTCTTCACCAAACTTACTACGGATAATATCCTTATAGTTTCTACAGCTATTAAATATAGAGGTGACTGAGATATTGGTTTCATTAGCCAACTTCCTTAAACTTAAATCTGTATTGTAGTACAGCTTAAATAATTTCTTGTCATACCAATAATCCCAGGAATCCACCTCATCACTTATCTTATTTAAAAGATATTCTTGAGCCTTCTCTTTCTCATAATTTACCTCTTCATATACAGCCCAGTCTGGAGTATTAAAATTATACTCACCATTATAATCATCTATTTTATAAACTATATATTTAGCCTTGGCCTTGTTATAGTCTGTCCATAGATTCTTTATAGTGACATACACATAAAATCTATTAACCTCTGTTTCATTATACATTATCTTCTCAGGATTGTCAACATATTTATTTAGCCTAAGATAAGCCTCGTGGACAAAGTCCTCAACTATATCTTGGGGTATACCAATAGATAAACCCATAGCTATCCAAACATTGTGATTTTTACTGAGAATCTCTAACATTAAGTGGTATGTGTATAAAAACTATTCCTAAACTAATTCTAAGTAAATCAAACATTATGTCTCCCTCCTCAAAGGAAGAGTGTTCAATGTCCTCTAGATAATCGACTCCAAAAAGGAATCCTTTAATAAACTCTAATTGTATGTTCATATCATATATTTAAATTTCTTTATGACTACCATAAAGATGTATACCCAAAGCATACTGGTTAACATAAAGCCTGTAAGCAACAGACCGTAAGTAAATGTCTTCTTAATTAATTTTCCCATCACTTAGATTCTTGGTTTTCTAATATTAATTCTACAACTCTATCACATTCCTTTTGGTTCTGTGGTTTATATAGAGTGTACTCAGGATACTGTTCAGCGATTAATCTTTTGAACAGCTTCCATCTCATAGGGAATGACTCATTAGCTCTACCCTTAGTCTCAATTATAAAATCTTCACCTATAAAATCTGGTGTGTATTTAATTGGTAATATCCTCTTTGAACCTCTATTCTTAAACTCACCTTTACTATTGGCTTGTCTCTCATAAGATTCATTAGGGAAATCAAATCTGTCTATAAGGATGAATGTCTCTCCCTCATATTCAGACTTAATTTTATTCTTCTTTAATGCCATATACATATATCTCTCTAATCCAGAAGCAAACTTAATACCGTCATACGTTATCTTCTTTGCTTGTACTGGACCTCTTTTCCTAGATTTTCTTCTCCTCATTCTTCAGTTTGCCACAACAGTGCAACTATTATCACTATTAAGATACTTAAAAATGCTACATAAAATATCATATCTTTAAATATTTATCTTTGTCTATCTCTTCAGGTATAGACTCAAGTATGTTTGGTAGGCCATCATAATCCACCTCAAAAGCAAACTTCTCAAAAGGAAACCCTCTACTTCGCATACATTTTACTATTGCTATATTCTTTTGATCTGATAGTTCTAATGCTATTTGTGTCTCTGCTTTTTTCTCTAAGAAAGAACCTAAGTGTCCGGTAGGTTTCTCCGAGTTCCAATTCGAATGAATTGCTGTGATTATATGGATATTCAGCTCTTGAGTCCATTTCATTAAGTACTGAACGACCTTGCTAGATTCCTTTAGATCATTACTGTCTAACATTAAATCTACAATACCGTCTATTATAACTAACCCAATATTGTCTGTATTGTTCAAGTGCCAATCAATAAAGTCTAATCTTTCCATTGGTGAATACTGTCTAAGAGCATAAGTAAGGTAGTCATCGGACTCACCGCAAGTATCTGTTACTCTGCGGAATACCCTGTGAGCGTGGAATCTACCTTGCTCAGTATCGTAGTGAATAAGTTTTTTATTGTCCCTACAACCTTTCATACCCTTTGTTCTATCAGTTTCACCTGCCATATAGGCCATTGCTATAAGTGAAAGGAAGAACGTCTTCTTACTCTTTGGAGGAGCCTGTACAAAGCTGAAATTACCATAACTACCAACACCAATGGGGACAGGATTAGTACCACTACTGAGGCCATAAGAAACGGCAATGGGCGGGAGCGATACATATCCTTTAGGGTCAACATAGCTATCCTCCAAGATTCTTTTGTATTTTGTTTCATAATCTATCTTAAGTTGGTTCATATTCATCCTTGGTGTTGTAAACTATAGCATCCTTTACAAATAGCTTTATAGCTTCAGGTATACTTCCATAAGACTTTAATTTATTGTTATTAGCAATATCCAAAGCCATAATATTATTTTCTAAACTTCTGTAGTTGTATTTAGACGGTGTGTTTAATACAAAACACAATTTGTCAATCAACATATGTTTAACAAACTCATAACTGACCTCTTCAATATAGTCTTGATTAAGTTCGAACATATGATCTACATACCAAGAAGCTAATCTTTCAAGGTGTATTGTTTTATCTTTATAATGATTGTCTAGAGCTGTGCAATGCTCTACAACATCATTGAATGCTTTCTTTTCTTTCCAAGTCATATTATTCTGCCTGGATAAGTATTCGGACAATATTTTAATCTTGTTTTCTGTCATAATAAAAAAAGGAGGGACGTTTCCATCCCCCCTATTTAATCTAGAAGTTTAAACCGTCAATTACGGATTCCTCTGCTTTAGGTTGATTATTACCAACCGTTCTTCCATTTCCTAAGTAAACTCTAGGTGTTTTCGCTTCTCTCTCTTCCTTAGTCTGGGAAACAATAACGGAAGCGTTATTCCCATACTGATCAACTTCATCATTGATAAACATAGTAACATTAATATAGCTACCTTTTTTACCTTTAATAATTTTAGACTTTTCTATTTTGCTTAAGTCTAAACTTGCATTTACAATTGTACTCATAATAAATAATTAATTAATTAAACTAAACTTTCTAGTTCTTTTTTGAGTGTAGAACTCACACTATACTTTTTAAATACCTCATTAATATCACCTCCACCGGTAATGTAAGATACAACTCTTTCATAAGATGCATCCTTTTTAGTCAGACTAGGTTTAGCTGAATAAGTGGATTTGTGGTCATTAGTGGCATCCGCATCCTTAGTGTCATCTAATAAGAATAGATTACCTAAAGCATATTTCTTTGCATATGAAGATGCTGAACCAGACTTCTGTGGCATTTGCATACCTTTTGCGTTGAGTTCAATAAAAGCATCATCCTGGGCCTCTATAGAAGAGTTAGGGTCATCTGCATCAATAATCTTTGCTGTAGCAGTTACGCAAGGCATACCGCATATATCTGAAGTTACATTACTGATTTTTACACTAACCTTATATTTTTTAAGGTAAGGCTTTAGTGCTTCAAGGATATCCTCTGCACTTCTGTACTTGTAATTACCAAACTTGTTAAGTTGGTTCTTTGGAGCCTTGAGCTCCGTTTGAATTGCTGATAGTTTTTCTACAATGTTCATAATAATAAAAATTAATCGGTTAATAATTCTTCTTTAACAATCTCCTTCCTTACTACATCCTTATATTCAACAGGACAATCTGGATCACATACTTCAAACAAGAATGTTCTGAGTCTATCAATCTCTTGAGTCTGCTCTCTGTTCTTGTCTTCTAATGCTGATATCCTCATAGTGAAGTAAGAGGAAAGGTCATAAAAGTGTTTCATTGTTATATATTTTCAACTAAGTTACAAAAAAAAGGTTATCTACAAATATTTTAACAAATTTTAACATTTGTGTAAAAAAAAGAAGGATAGACTACTTCACTTCGTCTACCCTCCACTTCCAAGAATTAATGTCCGATTAATTGCACTATAAAATTACAACAGGTTACGTTATAAACCAAATCATATCTGGTTTTAAATCATCATTATCAACGTGAATGTACTTACGGTGTAACCCAAATCTTCTAAATCCAACCATATTTAATGCCTCAATGATTTTAAGGCGTTTTCCCGCATTTACACACTCAATATGTGCTGCCCTACCTATTAAGTGAGAAGATGTCGTAGAAGCCTTGTAATGTACGTTATTATGGAAGGCACTAACATACCCACTAACTATCTTAAATCTTATCCCTGCAATATCCCTAGCTTCATCTAGCATAGATAAAAACTCCCTATCCATATACTTATAACCAGAGCCTGGTAAATCAGGGGAATCAAATTCCTCAAAACGAAAATATTTATATTCCATTTTGTGAAATTAACCAAAAAATATATATTTGCAAAACAGTAGCAGTAAATCTACTTTAAAAATTACCAAACTTCTATAGAGATATAGTTGGATCAGATACTTTGAAATTTTGTTTTTCTAGGGGGCTTTTTCTTTTCTTTCTTTCTTTTTTACTCTTTTTTCTTTCTTTCTTTTCTTTTAGTTATATACTATGTTTATATATATTATGTTTAACGACCCTGCCCTTTATACTTCTTCTTATAGTTCTTAGAGGACTTTAGAGAGCTTGTTTTAGACTTACTGTGTACTCCTGGTCTTTTAACCTTAGAACCGCCCTTATAATCGCTTATTTGAAGTTTAGCCACCTCTATGCATTTTATTACCAAATACTTTTTCTACACCTCTAGAACCAAAATATCCACCAATTACAATAGAAAGTAAACCTGTTATTGAGTCTAGTGGATAACCTAGATACCATCCAATTACATAAGATAATGTCAAGAAAACTAATACTAGTGGCCTAACGTTACTTGCTAACCAACTGCCTGACCTAGCATCAGCCACCCATCTACGAGTCACTCCATCTATCTCAGCCCTTTCTAATTCAAGTTTCTTTAATGCTATAGCCTTATCCTCATCCGTCATTTCAGAACCCCCTATAATAGCTTGTATAACGTTTCCTGCTAGGGTATCACCTGCTACAGCTTCTACTACATTAGGTATCTTATTCAGTAAGAACTGACCTACTTGAGTATCTTTAAATTTCTTTTTGGGTTTAGACATAACGTATTACCTACAGTATTAGTAAGTCCAAATAACATCTGGAGCTTTAGAGGGGTCGTTGTCAACGTGGATAAATGAATTGGCGATACCGATTCTATTGAATCCTGCATCAAGTAATGCTTTGATAATGATATGTCTTTGACCACTTGAGGAACACACAATATCTGCTGCATATCCTCTTGTATGGGCTGAATCTGATACACCACCGACCTTTGCATTGTGTTCGGCTGACCTATATCCACTTGATATCTTGAATGGTATAGAAGCGTACTCTCTTGCTGTTTCCAGTTTGGCAAGAAACTGTTTATCCATATTAATACCTGAATTAGGTAGATCAGGACTGTCGAATTCCGAGAGAGTAAAATAATTAAGATTCATCCAAATATGCTGTATAATAGTTTCCAAATAAGGAAGAAAGCTACTACACTAACAAAGATAGTTTTACCTCTATGGAATATACCTCTATCCCAATTAGTTATATACCAATTCTTCACCCAAGCTACTGCTTTATTAAAGTATTCTTTTATCATAATTATTTATTTAAGTGGCTACCATCACAATACCCATTAGGGTTTGTAGTACATCCACATTTGCATTTTACTTGTTTCATAATCTATTTTTTAGGTGGATTATTCTTATCATCAAAGTCCATAGCAGCTTTTAAGATAATCTTGTCCATCATATTGTCTTGGTTCTCTAACATTTGCTTTTGCAAATCAATTACCATAGCCTCTAAATTATCTTTTGCTGCCACTAACATCTCTATTTGATGCTCTTTCTTTTCTAAACTCTGTTTAAGAGCGTTTATATCATCAGGTTTACTTCCTGTAATAGTAGCTACTGTAATACCAATAGAAGCACTTATAGTACCTATCAACATCATTACAACTTCTTTATTAGTATCTAATACAGGAAACTGTATTAAAGTGACTATAAGACCAATTACAAATAGAAATATAAATAAGGAGCCTACATAACTTCTTATCTCTCTTGCAACACCATTTTTTGGTAACTTCATTTTAGTTTTTTACTTATTTGTATTACTGTATATGCTATTGCTAACAGTAAAGAAATCATTTGTAGATACGGATTAATATCTGTGATTGTAAATCCTAATGCTATTACGTTCAAACAATATACTTTAAACTGTTCCATTATTTAATTGCTAAATAGATGTATTCGCCTCCTGATTGATTTCTTGTATTATCAGAGTCATCTAATCTAAACCCTGTTGAAACAAATTCTATCCTGTTGCCTGTAAATTCAGAATCACTTGAAGAAGCTCTTAACATTGTAGGTTCACCACTTGATAACCTATTGCTATCAAAAATTAACCAATGACAAGATGCTTGGTCTGTTGAGGCATTAATTCTTTTAATCATTACCCATCTTGGTTGAAAACCTGTTGTCACTGTATTCCCGCTTGAACCTGTCCCTTGATAACTCCCTATCTTCTGATACCCTGTAACAGAGTGGAAGCAGTAATTAATATAAGTTCTTGAAGTTCCTGAAATATTATTTGTAAATGTGGTTGAACCTACGTTTGTGTATGTTCCTGAATTTGTTGTTGCAGCACTTGTTGTATTTAAACCCAAAAACTTTCCTGTTCCTACTGCTGAATGATAAACGAACCACTGTTCAGATATGTCTAAATTTTTAGTTATAATCATTTCAGGTGCTGATGAAAGTCCGTGACCTACAGTAGCTGTACCGCCTGCGGTATATTCCACAATACTAAACCCTGCCTCTGCATTAACAGAAACTGTACTATCTATAGTACC